GGGCTAATCAGTGTTCGAACGGGTCCGATCGTGGTTCGGTGGTGGTAGCGCAACCGTGGGGAAACCTGCGGTTCGCGGTTCATACGATAATGCAAGGACAACCAAGGAAAACGCCAGAAACTGGCAGACTGTTGACTACTTCTCCGCCAAGGCTGCAAACAGCTATAGCGTGCGGCGAGTCCTTCGCACTCGCTCCCGCCACGAGGTTTCGAATAACCCGATTCTCTTCGGCGTCGTGAACAACAACGCTGATGACCTGATTGACAGCGGGCCGACGCTGCAAATGTCGACCACAGACAACGCGTTCAATCGCAAAGTCGAAACACTGTGGAACGAGTGGTGCGACGAGGTTGAACTTGCTGAGAAGTTGCGAACGGTCAAGCTGGCCAAAGAAGTCGACGGGGAAGGAATCCTTCTTTTCAAGACGGTCGACGAACTCGAATCGCCAGTCAAGCTCTACCCGTGCGACGTCGAAGCGGACCAGATGACGACGCCAAGTCCACAGAACTACGCTGAATTCTGGGTGGATGGATTGGTACTGCATCCGATCACGGGGCGACCAACGAAGTACCACTTTCTTCGAAGTCACCCCGGCGATTTCTTTTTCCCGAACTTCAATCCGCTCGAAGTCGACGTTGTTGCTGCGTCGCATGTTGTGCACTGGTTCCGGAAATTTCGTCCCGGTCAGGTGCGAGGTATCCCGGTGTTCACGTCGTCTCTTGACCTGTTCACCGAACTGCGTGCGTTCCGCAAGGCTGTACTCGGCTCCGCCCAAATCGCGGCGAGTTTCGCGGCGGTGCTCGAAAGCGAATATCCGCCAAGCGTAACGGACCCCGCCGAAGATGAGCCGTTCGTGCGTGTCCCTATCGAACGCGATGCGATGGTGATGCTCCCGCACGGCGTGAAGATGAGTCAATTCGACCCGAAGCAACCGACGACGACTTACGATTCGTTTCAGGAAAAGTGCGTTGGTGAAGGGTGTCGCCCGTTGGCCTACCCGTTGAATCTCGCACTCGGGACGAGTCAGAAATTTAACTTCAGTTCCGCCAAACTCGACCACACGAACTACCGGCATGGTCTGACCTGCGAACGCACTGAATGCGAACGTGTCGCGCTGAATCCGTTGTTCAAGACGTGGTATCGAGAAGCCGTGCTCTCGGGCGCAATACCCGCCTATGACGGACTCGAAAAGGTTCCGCCACACGAATGGCACTGGCCGGGATTCGAACCGCTCGACCCCGTCACCGACGCAACCGCTGATCACGAACGAATCGCTCACGGCACGCTTACGCTGCGCGAGTTCTGGGGTAAACGCGGGTACGACTGGAAAGACGTGCTCGGGCAACTCGCGACGGAGAAAGCTGAACTCGAACGGCTCAATCTGGAATTCGGCGACCCCGTCAAACGATCGGTGTCGGAATCAGTCGAGAACCCCGACGCAAAAGACGAGGTGACGAATGCCGTCTAAGACGACGAAACAAGCTCCGAAATCGTTCACGTTCGCATCGAAACCTCTCACGATCCAGGCGGAATCGGGAGAAGGCGAGAGCAAGAGATTGCCGTCGTTTGTCGGCAACGCATACACGGGCGACGTGATGATGCCGGGCGGGTGGTGGGATCCGATTATCGTCGATCTGGACGGCGTGAATATCCCCGCGCAGCAACGGCCAGTATTGCGGCAACACGACCATGAACAGATCGTCGGGCACACCAGCGAAGTCACAGTGACGCCGGAAGGAATCCAAATCGCGGGCGTGTTCAGCGGGCAACCGGAACACGTCGAGAAGGTCACTTTCCCCGCCCGGAACGGCTTTGCGTGGCAACTGTCGATCGGTGCTGATCCGATTCGAACCGAATTTCTTGAACGCGGTGAAGAGGCAACGGTGAACGGTCGGACTGTGACCGGGCCGCTTGTTATCAGTCGCGAAACTCGTCTTGGTGAAATCTCGTTTGTTCCATTGGGAGCGGATGGCAACACGTCCGCGACCGTAACCGCATCCGCTTCCAAGCGAAAGGGTTCCTACATGTTTGCGAAATTGGCTTTGAAACAAGCTCGCAAGGACGGCATCAAGGCCGCGAAATACTCCGACGAGGAGATTGACGCGATGTCTGACGATGAGGCACGCGCTGCGCTCAAAGACGTGATGGCCGAAGGGGATGACCCCGACAAAAAGCCGGAAGCTAAGGCGTCGGAAGACGACCCCGACAACGACGGCGACAAGGACAAGAAAGCCGAAGCGTCTGGTCGTGCACATCTCGCGGCGATGCGGAAAGAAACCGCGAACGAATTGCGTCGCGTGTCTGCGATTACGGCGGCGGTTCGGCAACACAACGTCGATACGGTCGTGATCGACGGCAAGCGGGTCAACCTCGCGGCTCACGCGATTGAATGCGGTTGGAGTGCTGACAAGGCGGAGTTGCACGCGATGCGGGCCGCGCGTCCAAGCGCTGGTGTCGGCAACGGTCCTATTGCTTACTCGACCTCTCCCGCCCAAATCACGGATGCGGTTCTTGAGTGCGCCGTTCTGCAAGCGTCGGGCCGTCAATTCCAACTCGACAACGACGAGTTCTACTCGGACACGGTCGACAACGGGCGGGCAGTGCGACGCGTGGACAACTACACGCAACGCAAGGTGAAAGCCGAACTGTCGCAGCGTTACACGGACAAGGTGCAACAGACCGCGAAAGACCTTTTCCGCGAACGTGCTGGGTTGCAACAAATTCTCGTCGCGGGTGCACGTGCGAACGGCTATCGCGGCACGGAAGTGCTACGCGACACGGGCGATATCGAAAACGTCCTGCGTGCGTCGAACTGGGGCGGGAGCAGTCGGATTGAGGCCGACGGAACGAGTACCGCTAACATCGGCAACGTCGTCGCCAACGTCATGAACAAGTTCTTGTTGCAGGGCTATTTGTTCACTGAACAGGCGTGGAAGGAAATTGCGGGTATCCGTCCCGTGAACGACTTCAAGCCGACAAAGTCGGTCAATCTGTTCGGCGACTTCATCTTCGAGAAAGTCGCGGACTCAGGCGAGTTGAAAAACGCAACGTTGCAGGATCAAGCGTTCGCGAACCAAGCTGACCAGTACGGCAAAATCTTGACCATCGGGCGGAAGAATATCATCAACGACGACTTAGGTGCGTTGACCACAACCCCGATGCTCATGGGTCGCGGTGCCGGTTTGAAACTCAACGCAACGTTCTGGGCGATGTGGCTCGACACTACCCAGAAGGACGACGGCGGTTCTACGGCGTTCTGGGCTGCAACGCACACGATTCCGAACCAACTCGCCAACGGCAACTACATCAGCGGCGGTAGCTCTGCACTGTCGTCGACGTCGCTTCAAACCGCAAAGCAAACCTACGACAAGCAAATCGACCCGAACGGCTACCCGCTCGGCGTCGACGTTGAATATTTGCTCTACCCACCCGAACTCGATTCGACCGCGTGGGAACTGCTGAACTCCACGAACCTCGTGTACGGCGGCGGTTCGGCTGCGAAACAGCCAGCGGACAACCGTTGGAAAAACCGGTTCAAACCGGTGATGTCGCGGTACTTGTCGAACAGCACGTTCACGGGCTACAGCGCAACGGCGTGGTGGTTGCTCGCAAACCCCGCACTCATTCCCGTGATTGAGTGTTGCTTCCTTGGCGGTCAGGAAGCGCCAACGGTTCAGCAAGCCGGACCGGAGTACCAGTTCAACACGCTCGGGATCTCGATTCGCGGGGTGTTTGACTTCGGCGTCGCGATGCAGAACTTCAGAGGCGGGGTGAAGAGCGCCGGCGCGTAATCCGCTCGGGAATCAGTCGTCAATCACTGGTGAGTCACGACTAGTTTTGTGGCTCACTTTTTCAGATAAGCGGTTCACAAACTCACAGTTCACGAGGTGGAAAAATGGCTCAAACTCAAACGCCGTCGATTCGCACGCAGTTGCAAGGAGACGTTCTCGACATCACGCCGGGTAGCGATGTGTGGCCGGGCGACGTGGTGCTGAAAGGATCGATGGTGTGCGTGTCAACCAGCTACATTCCGGCTGGAACACTCGGCTCTGTCAACTACGTAGGCGTGTTCAAGTGTCCGAAAGACACGTCCGTTTTTGCTGACGGTGCTGCGGTCTATTGGGCTGCTACGGGCACGCCGGTTGTCGGCACAGCGTCGACGGGCGCGATGACTTCGACGTCGTCGGGTAACACGCTCGCAGGTTACGCGGTCGCGGCTGCTCTGACTGGCGACGCAACCGTAACTATCCGCCTTCTGGGGTAATCGATGGGTTTGCTCCAAGACGGTCAGGCAATGCTCACTCAGACACTCGCAACGGCTGCGGGTGTCTCTGTCGTGTATTCGCGGACTGTCAACGGGGTGACAGTGTCAACAACTATGACAGCGTGGGTAGGCCGCACGCTGTTCGCCGGGTCGAACGATACGAACGGTGCGCGTGTCGAGTGGGGAGAACGCGATTACCTGATACCTGTTGCGTCGTTGAAACTGAACGGCGTGGCAGTGATCCCACAGAAACAAACCGATCGAATTACGGAAACCATCAACGGAACGTCTGTCGTTTTCGAGTTACAAACTCCGACCAACGAACCCGTGTGGCGATTTTCCGACCAGTACCGCACCGTATATCGCGTGCACTGCAAGCGGGTGAGTTGATGGCCGCGCGCTGCAACGAAACTATCGACGCGATGATCGTGCGGTGGGGGAACCTTCTCCCGCCCAACGACACGACGACGTTTACGCGGACCTATCTACCGACGATCCTTGATGCGGAGTTCGTCGCGAACATTAGCAGTGTCGGGCGTCAAGTGTACGCGGTTCCGCTCGACTATTCACAAGTTGAATTCGCTAGTCGCGCACAGGACCTGAACGCGTATCCCGTCGGCGTGCTCGTGGTGAACCGATACACGGACGCGGGCGCGATCCCGGATGCGTGGATAGACGACCAGGTTGAATGGGTCGAAAAGATCATTTGGAACCCGTTGCAGAACATGCGGCGTGATCCGTTGCTAGGCTCGCTCTGGTCGCACAACGCGAAAGTCGACCTCGTGTATCGGGTCGATTACCTGCAACAGAACAAACTGTTTTGGTCCGAAGTTACGTTCGAATTCCACGAAATCGCGGGGTGATGTATGGGTGCGAAATTAGGTATCAAGTGCAAGGCTTACTACAACTCGGCAACGTACGGTTCCCCGACGTGGGTCGAAATCACGTGTATTAACGATTTCAAACAGAACGTTGACTGGGAAAAAGGCGAAGTCAAATCACGCGCAACACGTGTGAAACAGTCGGTAAAAACGATGCTCGGTTTGTCGTGGTCGGGCACTCTTTTGGCATCGACGACGGATACGGCGTATCAAGCGATCAAGGCCGCTTTGGTGTCTGACGCGACTTTGGACATGATGATTTTGGACGGTGACAAAACAATCAACAACGTTACCGGGTATCGTTGCGACGTTCAGATTTTCAGCGCCAACGAAGACCAGGGGACGACGACAGTCGTGTACGACGAGGTCACGATTGAGCCATGCCCATTGGGCGGGAATGCGCCGTCTTCTGTGCTCGTCACGGCTGGCGCTCCGGTGTTTACTCCCCTGTCGTTCTAACGCGGGGTGACTCGTGGCCGACGCTGTTGCACAGATTCGTAAAGCGTTTTTCGATAGCGACGCCGTCCGGAAATCGGTCGACGTCGCGACTCGGAAGGCGCTCTCGAAATTCGGTGCTTTCGTGCGGCGTCGGGCACAGTCGTCGATCCGGACCCGTAAGGCAATTTCGCAACCTGGTGCACCACCTTCGGGACACGCGGGCAACCTCAAGCGGCTGATTTTTTTCTCGTTCGACATGGATCGCAAGTCGGTCGTGATCGGCCCGACGGTGTTTGGGCGGGGTGAAGCGCCGCGACTGCTCGAAGAGGGCGGTGTGAGTGTCTTCGGGAGATATTACCGCTCCCGCCCATTCATGGGACCAGCGTTCAAGGCGGAACAGGACGCGGCGGCGAAACTGTACGAAAACCAGATGGAGTAATTGCGTGGCACAGTTCAGAGACGCGTACAAACGGGAGTGGCCGTTATCGATCACTGTCGGGGATCAACTCGAAATCCAGCGGCAAACCGGCGTGAACGTTGGGGCCGCGTTCAAGTCTGTCGATGCACTCAGTGAAATGATTTTCAGCGATCCGGCAAAACTGGTTCAGGTGTTGTGGGTGTTATGCGAACCACTCGCCAAGCAGCGCGACATTGAACCGGAGCAATTCGGATACGGATTCGACGGGGCAACGCTTGAGGGGGCAACGGAAGCGTTGCTCGAAGCAATCGCGGATTTTACCCCGCGCTCCGCGATCGGTCAGGCGATTCGGCGGAACCTCAAGAAGGTACTGGCTCAGGCAGACAAGGCAGCGGCGGACGCAATCGACAAGGCCACGTAATCGACGATCTAATCGAGTACTGCTTTGAACTCGCGGGCATAGTCGGTGTCGACCCCCGCCCGTTCACGTTGCGACAACTCACATGGATGGCACAGGCGAGACAACGGGCGGAGTGGTCGAGGACGGTAGCGGTCGTTTCGTGGTTGTACCAGGGCCGTGCGTTGACGGCGGACGATATCGCGCCGGGCGTGTTTGAACCGGAAACCGAACCGGAGAAAACGCCGGAGCAGTTAGAGGCGGAAAGTCAGTTGGCGTGGGCGCAGATGCACGCTTACTTCCGCCCAAATGCCGCGACCAAACAACCGCAATCCGGAGTGTGAATCATGGGCGTGTCGTCGGGTGCAATTCGTGCTGGTCGCGCGTTCGTGGAACTGTTCACGAACGACTCAAAACTAGTGCAGGGACTACAACTCGCGGAAGCTCGCGTGCGAAAATTCGCGGGCGTCATGGCTCGCGCGGGCGCAGCTGTCGCGGCGTCGGCTGGCACTTTCTCCGCCCCACTCGGGGCCGCGTTGAAAGGTGCAGTTGAGAACGGTGCTGAGATATCCCAACTCGCAAAGAATCTCGGTACGACGACGGAACAACTCACGGCGTTTGGCTACGCTGCGTCGACAGTGGGCGTCCCGTTCTCGAAGCTCGTCGGGTATCTGGACGGACTCCCGGAGAAACTGTCCGCACTCGCAGACGGGGGCGGGGCGTCGGCTGACCTGTTGCGTCGGCTGGGGATTAACGCGCGTGCTCTCATCGGCCTCGATCTTGAGACACAGATGGCGACGTTGGCCGACGCGGTTAAACGCGTTGCCAGTCCGATTGATCGCGCTCGTGTCGCGGTCGAGTTGTTTGGCGACGCGGGCAAGGATCTGTTGCCGTTGCTCGAACAGGGCGGCTCAGCGTATCGCAAGCTCGCGGACGAAGCGCGACGAACCGGGAACGTGCTGCCGACTGAGGACGCAATCAAAGCAACGGCGGCGAGTCGGTCACTATCGCAGGCGACCGAAGCGGCACGCGGTGCGTTTCTGCGAATCGGGGCTGCGTTGCTGCCAAGTGTCACGCAGACGAAAGAACTCACGACGCGGTTCCTGAACGCGACCAGTGCGGTTCGTGCGTTCGTCGCACGCAATGCGGATACGATTCGCGTTGTCGCTGCAATCGCTGCCGGGTTGACTGTGGCGGGCATCGCTGTGGCCGGGATTGGATTCGCGATTCCTGCGGTGCTGTCTGGCCTATCGGCAATTGTCGCTCCGCTCACTGTCGTCGGCGGGTTACTGATCGCAATTCCCGCCCCAATCCTCGTGGCGACTGCGGCGGTCGTTGGACTAACTGCGGCGTTCGTTACGCTCACCAGTACAGGGAAGCAATTCGCATCCGACATCGGTGAATACTTCGTGTCGATGGGCGACACGTTTTCCGACACATGGGGCGGGATCGTCAGTGCGTTGAAGGGTGGGGACATCGGCCAAGCGGTGGCAATTGCGTCGGCTGCGATCGACGTCGAATGGAAGCGCGGGCTTCTCAAGCTCCAAGAAGGTTGGACGTCGTTCAAGGCGTTTTTCGTTGACGGTTGGCATGATGCGGTGATGCTGTTTGAACTCGCTTTCGAGGACGCAACGACGGGAATCGCGAACGCGCTTGTCGACATGCTTCAATTCATCTCGCGTCAGTTCTCCAAAACGTTCGACGCGGTTCTTGATGGCGCTGCGAAAGTTGCAAAAGCACTCGGCGTGAGCGGGATAGCGGGCGACTTGGAAGCGTTGAAGGGAATCGGCGAACTCAACACGGGTGACCTGAAAAAGTCGATCGCAGACCAGAACAAAGACGCACGCAAGGGGATTTTCAATGACCGTGCCAAACAACAGGCCGCGTCTGACGCTGCTCGGAGTGAAGGACTCAAAACCGCTCGGGATGCGTTGCAACAAGCTCAAAACGCATTCGCAAACTCACTCGCAGTCGCAGCGGCAAACGAGAAGGAACGAACCGAACGCGAACGCGGACAAGACAACGGACCGCGTGGGGGCGGAGCAGTAGTCAACCTTCCCGCCCTTACTCGCGGGACGTTCAGCGGCGCGAACGCGGGCCAGTTCTTCGCGGCGCCGTCGATCGCGAATCGACAACTGACGGAACAAGTGAAGGCAAACACGATCCTTGAGAAGATCGAGAAAAACACTGAACAACTCGGCGAACGAAAGGCGGTTTTCAAGTGAGTATCGTGGTACTCGAAACGCAACAGTCGCGCAAATACTCGATCTCCACGACGGAGATGAACGGGAGTCTCGAGTACGACGTTCTCAACGTCCCGCCAAGCGCCGACGCGTCTGACGTGCGTGCTGCCGTGAACGCTGTGGCGCCGACGTTTTGGTCAGTGGGCGGCGGCTACTTGCCGATGTTTCGCGCGACGTTGGACGCCGAACCCGTGGGCGGGCACACGTGGAAAGCTGTCGTCAAATACCAACGGCAAGGAATCACCCCTTCGACCACCCCGCCCGTCGACGCGGACCCGCTCGACCCCGGCATTTCGTTCGACCTGCGCGGCGAACCGGCACACGTTCAGCAGTCGTACAGCACTTACTCTTCCACTCCCCGCCCGCCACTCGCGACGACGCCGAACTATTCGGGCGCGATCGGAGTCAACAAGGACGGGACTGCGGAAGGCGTCGATATCCTCACTCCCGCCCTTGAATTCAGTGTCACGCGCACGTTCGCGGCTGCTGACGTGACACACGCCTATCTCAAGCAAATCGGGCAGTTAGTCGGCGCGACCAACAACGCGGCGTGGTGGGCATATCAGGCGGACGAAGTGCGGTTTCTCGGCGCCACGGGTGCGGCACAGAAAGACGGCTCGTTTCCGATCACGTACAAGTTCGCGGTGAGCTACACGCAGACCTCGTTGCAGGTCGCGCCCGCCGTGGCGTCAATGGGGCTTGGCGCCCTCGTGGTGCCGACAAAACCGGGATGGTACTACCTTTGGGTCGGGTACAAATCGGTGACGGGTCCGAACAGCGTCATCGACATTCCGGCTTACGCATACGTCGAACAAGTGTATCCGCGCGCCGACTTCACGCTCTTGGGGATCGGATAATGGCTCAGGACTACGACCCATTGCAACGCGTGATGCCGGGCGACTCGCTTGAAATCCGGGCTGAGTCATGGAACCTGTTCGGCGAGACGGCGAAGGCGTACCGGGCGGGTCGATTGTTTCCGACTGGTCCGGGCGGGAAGGAACGAATCGCGGGCCACTCGCTTGAGGTGTTGGTTCAGAACCAAACCGGTTCCGATCTCGCGGCGTTCTCACCGATCGTGACAAGTGGATTCCCGCTCTACGGTAGCACTCCGATCGACTTCAATAGCGACAACTATGAACTGTACAACCGACCAGCATTCAAGGCTGTGGTGTCGGGCGCGACGACGGACACACCGCTAGTCACGACGGGTCCGATTAAATCCGGCGAGTTCGGGCGGGCCGTGGCGTTGGGTATCGCGGTGACCTATCTGGACGCGTGGGACGGATCGGCGTTGCGGGTTGGCAACTACGTGCAGTGTATTCCAGGTAACGCAACGAAGGTGCGGAAGGCGGCGACGGGTCCGGCGCGTCTGCTGTGGTTCGACCCGTTGGTGAGCGGACACGAGAGCGATCCTCGTCGGTGCGTGATAAATATCGGTGACGGTGCAGTCGGGACGGGGACGACAACAACGGGTCCGATTTACGCACGGATCACAGGGCGGAGCGGCGGGAAATACTCGTTCGTGCAAGTGACGCGGA